TGTCTAATTAACCCATTAAAATCTTCTGGGTCTTCAAATGCATACGGACCATAGATTGGGTTTCCATCTCTAGCCCAGCCAATTAGTGGGGAATGAACTAGTTCATTCTCATCATAAACATTTTTTTGTAGATTTTCACCATATGAAATTGCGGAATAATTTCCATTGTTTGAGATTGAATCATATCCAAATCTATACTCCCTATCGAGTGTAAGTTCTCTAATAAATGGACGTAAAATTGCAGACTCAATCTTATCAGATATTGTAATTACAGTATCTTCACTGTAATCAAATCCACCATTAATAACAATAATTTCACTAATCCTTCCGGCATTTACTATTGCCCTCAATACTGCCCCATTACCAGCCCCAGTTGGGTCTACAACCGTCACTACTGGACTGAGGGAGTAATTCCTACCCAAGCTCAGCATCTGAACGTTAAGGAGCCTACCAGCTGCAATATTGGGTCTTGCTTTAGCATCACTACCAGATAGTACTTCATAAGTTGGCTCCTTTCTAAAGTTCAGTAGGCTATCCCCATATAAACCTGAACTGGAAAGAAAGACACCATCAATTCCACCCCTAATAATAGGAGTAGTCTTAATTTCTCTACCAGGTGCAGCCGCAAAATCTGCAACAACTGCTACTTCAATATCTGCATATGCAAATCTATGTGTAGCATTAGTCCCACCACTATCTCTGAATTGTATGTAATTTCTTTTAATTAAGTTATCAGATTTATTCCCAGAGGTTGAAATTTCATATAATTGAAATGTATTATTATCAATATATCCAATAATATACTCATTACTAGATACTAATGGGGAAAGTCTATTACCCCCTGTTACATTATATGTAACAATCTCATTGTCCTTAAATCCGTGATTGGGATATGTAATTGTATTATTTGAGATGCTGATGTTGTCTATCTTGATATAAATTTCTCTATTATAAAAATACCCACCATCATCAAGAATATCAACAGCAATTAATTGCTTAGATACACTAGTCTCAAAAGCCTGGGTACCAGTTCCTGGATTTGATTCATCTAAAGCAATTGCATTATTCTCATCCAATGCTTCTTGCTTTGTTAAATGTAGCTTAATAGTACTACTATTAACAATAGATACAAAGTAAATCTTACCATTTGATAGGCTCGTTACTGCACTTGTACCAATTTCAACATTTCCAAATGAATTGTATGTGATTGATTCACCTGCACTTAAACTATGCTGCTGCAGAAAAGTAATTGTATTATCAAAATATGAGATTCCGCCACCCGCACTAATTGGGCGACTGTCGAATATTAACGTTCTGAATCTATCTTCAACCACTGGAGCCAATACGGCACCATTGGAATTACCACCACTAATCGATACTGATGTAACACGTAAAATTTCAAACTCTTGGGGGTCAACCAAGATTGATTGGAGTACACCTTTCATTGCTGGGTATGCCGTAGCATTATTACCACCATTACCATCTTCAATGGTGATTTGGGGTGGGTCAATAACATTTAAACCACTACCACCAAAAATGGTTCTAATTTCTGTTAGAGGACCATAGAAAACTCTATCAGCAGACTTGAATGTTGTTACATCAACACCATTTGTTAATGTTGCAATTTTTTCTTCGGAAATAATATCATATGGTTTACGAATCGCATTATATACAGGTAAGTTTTCAGGTACTGGAATTTTAACTAGGTTAGTACTAGGATCGATACGACGATTACTCTGAACATTTAATGTGAATATGTGACTACCAGTATCTGTATTTGGTACTAGACCAACATATGACGGACTGCCGATTAGTGATTGAGCTCTATAGAGTCTAATCTTCCTCACATTTATTACTTCAACCAAATACTGCCCTGGGCTGCATATGGGAGTTGCTCCATCAACCACAGTATAATTGATAAAGTCTCCTGTTAAGAAATTACAATTATTATTAAGTTTTACTGCAGAATATTCATTAGACTCAATTACTGAATCAATTAGGTCAAAGTTTGATGGAGTGATATCAGTGATGATATTTTCAATCAATGTAGTTTTGATATCATATGAAGGTAGTGAATTTGTTGCAACATATAGATGATTATTAAAATTAGTTGCGTCATAAACATTGAGGATATTGGAAAGTAGATTACCATTACCATATGCTATATCAGTATTGCTACTTGTCGCATATACTTGATTTCTTCTCAAGTCAACTAAAGTACCATCAGGCAAGCCAGAAGTATCATCTACACTAATTGTGGATGTAATATTATCTACACCAGTAACTAGCTTATTAGCAAAAATAACATTATTGGTAGATCTGGACAAGATATCAACAGTATCACCCTTTTTGATAAATGACTTATCAAGATATCTACTATTAATTTCAAACGTTGCGCCAGAGAATTCTTTAACCTGCATTCTTACTGCAGTATTGTAAATAAAGCTATTTGCAACAATTTGCTTATACGTTAGATCTTCCCCAGAAAATGTAGTATTTGTAATATTTTCACCTACAGTTCTTGCATCAATGGTTTCACCCAAATCAACACCAGTTTCTGATTCATCAAAATTAAAGTCAGAAATTACGCCAGTAGATCTAAGTTTTATCTCAGAGCCATCAAAATCATATCCAACAATGTATAGTTCTTCAAACAACTCATCACCATAGGTGAGTGTGGGCAGAACAGTGCTAGTGGACACATTGAGGAATTGATTTACAGTCTTTGCTGTGTATGTAAACCGATCTCCATTTGAAGAGATGATTTCACCTGCATCTGGGAAACCAACTGTGGAATCAACAGTTACTGTAGGCTGACCAGAAATCCAGGGACGTTGCACTCTCGTTCTTGCAGAAAGCTTAAATAGCTTCTTCTCATTTTTTTCCTCATCCTTACTAACATAATAATTTACGCGAAGGTAGTTTGTGCCGCCACGAATGAAGTTCTCAACTCTAGTGATTGATGCTGTAATATTGCTGTCGGTACTCTGAAATACATTCTTACCCTCTAGCTTCTTGGGATCGCCAGAAACGGGTAAACAAACTGCATAATCATATTTGATATAGTTTGCTGCTGAGGGCTTAATCTGCTGCTCTTCTAAATCAATAACAACTGGCTTCTCACCATATAGAACTTTAAATAAAATCTCAAATGATTCAGAACTTCCCTTTGAAGCATAGAAAGACCTAGCATGCCTAATCCAGTTACCTCGGTCAATATCTACACTAGAATCTAATGACTCAAATCCAGGAGTGAACGTATATTTGACCTTATTATAAAACTCTTTTAGAAATAGAGTACTCAAGTTCTGAACAGAAGCGTCTGTAACGTGCTCAGAAGCCTCTGTAGTCTCAAAGACTACTTCTTCAGGTGCATTGGGAGCATGGTAACTAGTAATGCCGCTGAAGCCCCTTACAACTCCAGTGAAGGAGTTTGTAGTAATTCCAGTATAAGTAACAATCTCATCATCAATCTTCAACAATCCCCAATGAATAGGGAAAGTGTCTGTAGTATTGACGAAAATTACTGTATCGGTTTCTGATACGTCTGCAGTTAGGTTGAACTTAGGCTGTCTTGTTAGAGACGTTACGTTAAGATACTGATCTAGGTTTGATGCAAAGTCCATTGCACCACCCATTGATTCCTGAGAGACGTAGAATTGTCTCAGAAAATCATCAGTTAGGGGTTCGTCTGATTGGATAAATTCAGGGAGTTGTGAAGCAACAATATCCTGAATTTTCACTCTCACATCAATACCAGTACCAATCATGTTGAATACCTACATCACCTTGTTAATTTACCGTTGGAGTAACTTGAAGTAACCTTGAAGCCAACACCAGAAACCTGTTCACCACTTGTAATGGTGTCCTTAACCATATTTATAGTACTATTTTCAACGGCAAATACAACATACAAATCTTTCAATCCAAGTACATCATTAGACAATGGAATTGCCTGGATCTCAATCACATCACCAGGAACAGTTGTAGAAGTAAACTGTATTGGCTTGATTTTAATCTCACCCTTACGATAGTCAATAGAGCCAGCATTATCAATAACAATATTAATCATATCCTCAATACCATCACTGATGATGTTGAAGAAAACTAGTTTACCTAAGCCACTACCATCAATGTTACCCTTTTCATCTAGATTTGGACTATCTGCTAGATATAAAGTTTCATTATACCCTAAGATATTAAATCCACTAGATTTGATGTTATATCCCTTTGAGGTATAGTAAAAAGCATTTCCATAGCAAAGTTCATATTGAGCAACATTACCAACAACGGCATTCAAGTTTCTTCTAATAATAACTTTTGTAATATTTGATGTGATAGAAGTGTTGGTATCATCAACAACTTTTTGCATCTTGGAGTATTTGAATCTACCACCAAAACGATTGAGGTTAATTGATGATGCATATGTGCTTAGTGAAGAGGACACAGCACTCTTTAGAGATTCTGAATTACTAATTACAGTATCATCATAATAAACTGAAGAATTGACTTCAACAAATAGTACTTTGACGTCAACAATCTCTTGATTAATACCAGCTACAGAATATTGCTTTAGTGATGATAAAATGTTTGACTTTTCAAATTCACTAATAGACAATCCATTCATGGGCTTGATGCTTAGTATCACGGTGCCGAATCGAGGGGGAACTAACTCTTCACCACCAACAACAGACACACTCTCCATATTTGGATATACTTCTTTAATAATAGCCTCATAATCATTACCAGTAACAGCTCTATATTGTGATGAATAGAGCTTGGGTGCATAATATTTGATACTAGTGACTGATTCAATCGCTGAGCCACCCCTAGAAGGCGCTAGAACGTTCAAAGAAACAGAATTCGTGGGAAATATAGTGGAACCAGTAGAACTCTCTACGGAGCCAGAGAAGCTCAACTTAGAAGCTCCATTACCGTCTTCACCATTTGTTACAATATAAGAAAATGTTACAATTTGACCACTTGTTACTGGTTTACCAAAAACACCGTCACCGAATATAACTTCATACTTCTCGTTCTCGATTTCATTTAAGAAATAGACTTCATCTTCTCTATTGATATTAATAATATTATCAACTCGTGCCCACTCCGCACCGGCACCAACTTCATTGATATTACGAACTCTAACGACTAATGTACTGTAATCAATATTAGGATTATTAACAATAAATCTTTGGTCCAATGACCCATCAACAACAATCGTGTTTGTTGTATAGTTTCCCTGATAAATCTGAATCGGCTCAAGAACGGTTCCAAATTCAGCAACCCCACCAACAACAGGTGTCGTGATATTCTCTGGGATAGAGAATATATAGTTGCTATTATTCTCATTACCAACAGCAACTAGACCTGCTCGCAAGGTTAATGTTGGAGTAATGGAGTCAGTTTCTATGCGAAAGTTAATATCCGCAACAGAAGCTTTAATGGAACTGGGCAAATAACCAATATTACTAGCCAATGACGTAACATTTCTTCTAATAGTCGCAGAATCCAAAAATGATTCGTTGACGATCATATTTGCGTTTACTGAATTGATATATGCGTTATAAGCAAGAGTATCAATAAGTATTGAAAAGTTAGACCCCTCAAAATCGAAGCCAGTGAAATTTGAATCAGCCCTTAGGTAGTCCTTAATAGACTCTCTGATTTGATCATAATCGAGATTGGTAAACTTAGAGAAAGCCATTACCTTGTAGCCTCTAGGATGAATGAATAAGTTTGTGATGGAAATTCTTGACCTACGATTCTATATGAAACCGTAATACCAAGTTCGTTTCTATCTGGACGAGCACTAACTTCAACTGAGAGATTATCAACTCTAGGTTCAAATCTCTCAATTGATTCAATTATCTGCTGCTTCAACACAATGGTCATAGTAACGTCAAATTGCTCAAAAAGTTGGGATCTTACCTCAGAACCAAAGAGATTATTAAAAAACTTCTCCCCAGGAATAGTCTGGACGATGTTTCTAATGGAAGCGTTGATTGCACGCTCATTTTTCAATACAGGGAGGTCTCCCGTCACCGGATGAGGCTTGAACGAGAGACTAATATCCTTAAATGATCTAGAAATACGATTGATTTCCGCCATTTCAAACACAATATTTGTTTTTATTTAGTTGCATAAAAAAAGACCCCATAAAAAGGTCTTTTTTAGTAATTATTCAGTTTTTTTCGGCTTTTTCAGCTTCTTGACGAGCTTTTTGAGCGAGAGCGCGGTCAAGAGCACCATAATCGGTGACTAAAACGACGCCAGGTGAGCGATCTACGGGTCTTCCCATTAAA